TTTCAAAAAGTCATAATTTATAAAATCTACCATTTTATCCCAATCATCTAATGTTATAACACCTTTTAATATCAATTGAGTTTTTAGCAAGTCATTAAATAATTCTGTAAATTTCTTTCTTAATCTTTGAACAAATTTTGTAAATTTTAATTCATCTCTTGTTATTTCAGCTGCACGGCCTAAAGCGAATCCTGAACTTGCTTCTAATCTTGATACAGGAACATTAAGAGAACGATATAATTTTCTTTGAAAATATTCTATATCTGCAATTTCTCCTAAATTATTTCCACCTGGTAAAGTTGTTATGTCAGTTCCTCTGCCACCTTCTCTTGATGGTAGCCAAAAATCTTCTAACATAGACATATAATTTCTGTCATCTCTTATTTCGCCTGTGCTGGCATCATAAACAAGTTTGTTACGGTAACGATTCATAACATCTTTTAAATAAGCTTCAGCTTTTTGTTTAGGTAAATTACCAACATCAATTTTAAAAATTCTTCTTTCTGGTGCTCTAGCAATTCTGTAAATAACAACAGCATCTTCTATCATACGAAGTTGATTCACAGGTTTAATTGCTTTGTGTAAATATGATAAGACAATATTTCTACTTTGGTCTATGATTCCAGAAGGACAATATGTAATGGCATCAACGGAAACTCTTGCTCCTGTTGCATTTGTATTATCAATACCTTTTGGATTGAATATAAAATATTCTTCATAGTCTTCTATAATATCAATACCTTTAGCAGAAGCTTGTCTATTTTTTTGAATTTCCCTAACTTTTTTAATTTTCATAGGGTCAATATATCTTATTTCTGTTAGTCCTTTTCTAGGACTTTTTCTATCAATAACTTTATGATAATATAATCTACCATCAACATACCATCTACGGAAAATGTCGTGGCCTTTTGTATTAAATGCTAATAAGTTTAAAACTTCGTTAAACTCATCATGTATTTTTAATCTTACATCATCAGAAAAATCAATATTATCCACATTTATCTTTACTGATTTTACACTTTCATCAGCAACAACTGCTTCATTGACAATATCCTCAACTGCCATATCACATTCTGGATGTAATGAAACTTCTCTATATCTTTGTATTAAATCAGCTTCGGATTTGGCCGTTCCCTCCATATCGAGGTATTGACCAAAGAAACCACCAGCACTAACGACAGTTGTTCCATCGTCAGTTACTGGCGGTGTAAAAGCTTGTTGTGGATCGGGAACCTTTTTGGTTCTCTCGATTTTGAAACCGAATAATTCCATTATGTTTCCTTTTTAATTATGTAGTAGTATTACTTTCAAAAAAATTGTATTGAAAAGTTACTTCATAGTCTTCAATTGTATCTATTGGGTCATAACTTAATGTTATCGGAGCTACGACAGTTGGCCATAGTCCTCTAAATGTATATGACTTAATAGTATTTCCGTTTCTATCTAAATGGTCTACAAAAGCATCCACTTGATAGTCGGCAGGATTTGTTAATCCTTCATTATCTGACATATTATTAATTCCGTTATGCCATCTTTCGAAAGCATTTCGGGTTAAAAAGTCAGTATCATTATAAACTGTTACGGACCAAGTTTCAAATGTTCGGTCTCCAGCGACATAGATAGGTCTTCCTCTAAAACTAACAGGAATTGGTGTTACTGTAAAGCCAGGTAATGATGTTCCTTTGCACATAAATGCAAGAGTTTCAATTTCCCCACCTACTTGAGCATAACCAGGAAAAGGCATTACTACCTTAAACTGATTGGCTCTTGCACCACCGCCGGCTAATTTAGCTTTGAAATCATTAATATTTGGCATATTTTTATTCCCCTATTAACCTGCGACTTCTTCAAAAGCCACGCCTGTTCTTGTTGCGACAAATTTTAAAGTAATAAAGTTGATAGAACGAGCAGGTTTAACATATATATCTGCCACAAATTCATTTCTATCTATAACACTTCCTGGGTTGTTTGTTTCATCACATACAACCAAGAAATCAGTAATACCTCTACGACCTTGCACATCTCTCAAAAATGGTTCGATTGCATTTCTGAAATTAGCTCTTGTAAATTCGTCATTAAACTCGAAGAGCTGAAATTTAGCCGCTGTTGATATTGCTTTTTCTAATACTATGAATAATCGTCTAACATTAATTCTATCAAAGGCACTTGGTGCTGATAGTCCAGTTTTATCTCCAAAAAGAACTGTTCCTATTCCAGGAAAAGTTACAACAGGATTGACTCTTTTTCTATAAAGGTCATCCCTATGAAGTTTTTCAGGATTAAATGCAAGTTTAACTGCACCTCTAATAACTCCTCTATTAAGACCTGCTGGTGACCACCAAGAATCAGCAATTAAATCTGTTCTACAAGCTAGTCCTGCAACATCTCCATTTAGAGGAACATAACGATAAACATCATTATATCTATCATATTGATATTTGTAACCACTATCAAAAACAACATAAGATGAACTTCTAATTGAATCAAAAAAGCCTGAAACATTAGATGATTGTGATGAAGCACTTGCAATATTTACTACATCACTTCTTTGTGGTGAAGCAAATACAACTGCATCTTTTCTGTTTTCTGCGATAGTAATTAAATTATCGACATGAGTTGCTGATCCAGAAGGTCCTGCGATTATTAAACTAATATCAACAGTTTCTGGGTCATTAAATTTCTCATAAGCGGTTTGTAATTGAGCATCTGTAACGGTAGAGCCATCTGTTCCTGATGTTAAACTGTCATTTTTAACAGTTGTTACAGAAGTAAATGTTTTACCTAAAACTACGGTTCCCCAATTAGTTCCACTTGAATGATGGTCCATCCAATAAATGTAATTTGATTTATTGTATATTACATCAGCATAATAATTTGTGTCTCCTTGTGGTGTTTTAGCATCAGAGCCTTTAGATACAGAATTATAAACTTCTAATACCTCTAAAGCTTTGCCTGAAATGCCACCATCCTCATCAACGACAACTACATGAAGCTCATCTCCTGAGCCTCCTCTGTCGGAAACATAAGGTGATGTTCCAGGGGCGCCTTCAACTTGGTCGTAATACTCCCATCTTCTTCTAACACTAACGCCAACAGAACCTTGTCCTGTTGCTACTTCCGGAACGGTATGTAAACCACCAGTTCCTTCAGGGTGTCTTACAAAAGTAATTGTAGCAGAAGAGATAACTGTAATACGATACTCATAACCACCAGTTTCACCAAAATTTATAATGTCTCCAACTGTGAATCCTGTAGCACTAGCCAAATCTAAACTTGTATCTCCAACCGATAGGTTAGAAGATGCAATAGTAGTTTTAGCTAATTCCTCATAAACAGTAGAATCTGGACAAATGGAAACTTTAAGATTGTTTCCCCATGCGCCAGCTGTTCTAGCTGCCCAAAGGCCTACGGATGCGGAGCCATCAGCATAATTATCTGAATAATGTGTGGTATTCTTGATTACTAGACCACTACCATCGGCTGTAGCACTATCTGAACTTGTTTGAGTTGCTCTCACTACTCGTAATGAGTTTGAATATTGTAGAAAATTAGCAGCTGAGTACCAATGCTCGTAATTGTTTGCATCGGGTTTACCAAAGGTACTAACCAACTCTTGTTCACTTCCAATCGTAACAATTTCATCTAATGGGCCTTCTCTAAATTCGCCAGCGAAAGCACCAACAGTAGTTGAAACTGCCGGGATAATGTTGGTAATGTCTTTTTCTAATACTTGAACACCAGGTGATACTTGAAATGCCATTGTGTTCGTCTCCTTAACTTATTTGCAAATAAATTATTAAATACATATTAATTAATATTATTTAAATTAATTAACATCTGTAATCTATTTATTAGATATACATTCTACACTATTGACCTTTACGAACAGCAGGATGCCATACATCTCCGTATTCGTCAACTGTAATTTCATCTTCTTCTTTAGTTATTCCATCATCTATAAATCCAAAAGGTGCCATATCTTGTTCTATAATTTTCTCTTGTTCCTCATATAATTTTGAACGGACATCAGTATCAGTCAACTCTTTAAAATAAGGTTGATTTGATAACCACCCAAATATTATTAAACAAGTAACTAAATCATCATTACATCCTTCTTCAGCGGCCCAAGTGTTATGTTTTTTAATAAATGTAGATAATTCTTGTATAGTATGAAAATCTTTTGTTATTAATTTATCAGATTCTATAAGTGTCTTTAAATTAGAACAACCAATTTTTTTTAAACTTTTAGTCATTCTTACACCTAAAGAACTTCCTCTGCCACTAAATCCAGCACCTAATACTTGTCCAGCTCTTCCTCTTTGGGTTGTCATCATTAAATTATCATACTCTAAATCAAATTGCATAGCATCAGCAACTTGACCTCCTATATCATTTACTTCAATTAATGTATGAGCATGATTATAAAGTTTAGCTGCATGTTCTATTATATTAGGAAATAAAAGTGGTTTTATTTCATTGTTTCTATATTTTGCGACCACATGATAAGGCATTTTTGTAGCATCAAAAACGATAAAAGCAGAGTAGTCGCTTTGGACTCCTCTTGACACATCAACTGTAATCACATATTCGTGATTTTTTTTAGGTTCAACATATTGTGATAAACCTTTAATAGATTTAATCGGTGCTGTGTGTGGCAAAGCTTTGAGTTTTGTTGGATTTATTAATGTATCAATAGAGCCAACAAATTCACATTCAAATTCAGCCGCAAATTGTTCTTTACTTGTATTACGAATTGTTTCTTTTTTCCAATCTTCATCTCTACCTGGAACTTCTGACCAATGAACCTCTATTGGAACATAATCATTATTTTTATTTACAGAATCAGTCCACATCTTATAAAACATATTCATACCGTGTGGTGTAGAAACAATAATAACTTTTGTAGTTTTACCTGAAGTTATAGTAGGATAAACAGAATTAAAAAACTGTTCACTAATTGATTGTGGAACGAAAGCAAATTCATCTAAAAATATCATATTATAAGAACCTCCTCTTATCGCACTAGAGGATGTAGCAGCCGCTACTATTTTACTATTATTCTCTAATTCTAATGAACCTTTGTTCCAATTTAAAATTCCTTGTTGCATCCATTTTGGCAAATTTTCATAAGCCAACTGCAATCTTCCTAAAATATCTCTTGCTGTTTGAGATTTATTTGCTAATATAGCAATATTAACATTTTCATTAAACACAATATAATGTAAAATATATGCTATTATGATTGTAGTTTTTCCACTTTGTCTAGGTAATTTACATATAGAAAAACGATTCTTATGAAAATTATCTATCATACCCTTTTGAAAACTATACATTTTAAAAGGAACTAGACCTTCATCTAAACTTACAATCTTCATCCATTTTTCAACAAAATAAGAAGGGTCAGCCATACATTTGTCAAATTCTAATACTTGCTCTTTTGTAAACTCAACAGCTGTATTTGCTCTTTTTAAATTAGGATTTCCTAAATATGCTTCATTACTTACTTGTGGCATTATTTTACACTACATTCTTTTTTATTTTTAAAATATTTGTATAACTTATAGATACTCCAAATCAAAGCAGGTCCTGTTAAACCAACTCCTATGCCTGCATAAAATTGATTATCATTAAACCATATAGAAGCACTAGTTAACCCTAATGCTGAAAGAATAGCAACGAACCAGGGTACATAACACATTGGACACATTATTTTTTGTTCTCTTTATTTTTCTTTGCTAACATTTTTTGTAATTGAGTAGTGGAACCTACGAATAAAGCATTTTTAACTTGCATAGAAGTCCTACCAGGAACTTCTTTTAACTTTTTCATTTTATCTTGTAAGTCAGCAAGTTTATCAACAACATCGCCAACATTTTTAATTAAATCTCCAGCGACTTCATATGCTCTTGGATGGTCGCCTTCTTTTGCAATCTCTAAAATACCATCAATTGCTTCATTACCTTTGTTTACAAGATTATAAAAATTATCTCTTGAATATTGATAATCTTTATCAACATCTTGTCCCTTTGTTGGTATTACTACTTCTGTTTTTTCTTTTTTAACTAATTCTTTAGTGTGTTTTGTTCCCAAAACTTTCTCAATGTCTTTTTGAAAATTCATAATTATTCATCCGTATCAGTTGTAGGATTATACTCTTTACTATCTTGAAAAAATTCAATATTAGTTGTAAATCCAAAATCATCATTAAAATTGGCTGTTGTAGGATCCGGAACAACAGTAATTCTTGATTCTCTATTCTCTACTCCTGTTGTATCTGAATATTGGTCAGTTTGAACACTTTTAATAACTTTTTGACTTTTCAATGGTCCAAATACATAAGTTTTAGCAGTAAAGTTTAATGTATAAATTACAGCTCGCCTTGCTCTAAAATCTCCTGTGTAAGTATCTTCATAATTAATATTATTTAAAATTATAGGAATATCTCTTTTAACACTTAATTCTGGCAAAGCATTAATTGTTACTGTATAATCTGGTTGAAAAAATGGTATAATTTGTTCTGTTATTTGTAACCCTGCTTCAGCAGTTGCTGTAAAAGTAAATAAATCATAAGAAATATTATAAGGAACAGGATTATATGTGTATTCTAATCTT